TGTGACGAGTTGTTGCTGCGAAGTAGGCATCTGATATTCGACGAGCGCCGGCGGCGCACTTTTCCCGCCACCGCCGAAAAGGCTTGCAAATCCCGCAATGATCGATCCAATCCCGCCGCCGAATCCCGCGGCGCTGCCAAATGTCCCGGCCAACCCACCGGAAGTACTCTGCGTCAACAGGTTAGACCACTGATTGCCCGATTGAGAACTCTTCGTCGTGGTCTGGGAGGGCCGCCCAAAGCTGACTGGCGTGAGTTGCTTCGAACTGAAGGCGGCCACCTTCGCCACGCCGGTACCACGCAGCGCTGTAGCCTTTGGCGTGCTTTTGGGTGCCGGCGGAAGCTTCGGCAGCGCCGGCAATCTATAGTTGTTGTTCTTCATCGTTCTCCTCCAATTCGATCTCTTCCTGCAACGCCAGCAACGCGTCCGCGCTCTTGGCGTCTAACGCCCACAAATCTCCTCCGCATCTCTTCCAGTAGAGGAACTTCTCAATAAACGCCTGGCTCTGCGCCGTGACAATAGACTTGGGACAGTGGAACGCCACCGTTTTCCCGCGCGCCCACGCCGGTAGCGAGGGCTTCGCCTCCACGCCTCCTACCCACGCGCAATTGCGCGACTTTACCAAACCGCTCGCTAAGCAAACATCGCACCGCCACGCGGCCTGGTCCACAAACTGAAAATGGAATGCGATTAGGAGTTTTTTCGTTCGTCGTCCGTTAAGTTGTTTTCTTCTCGAATCACTCCCGCAATTTCCTTCGTAAGGATCTCCGGCCCGCTCGCAATCAACGCAGCGGCAGTTGCTTCTTGCCCGTCAATCGACAAGCCTTCAATTCGTTCGAGTCCCCATTCCAGATACAGCTTTTCCGCGAGCAAATCCGACAACGCAGCCTCTAACTGCCCAGCGGCGTCACCGGCTCTCAAAAATTCGTGTTTCAGCGTCAGTTCCCTCACTCGTTGGTTCAGCTCGATTCGTTGCCCGAGCGAAGCTCGTTTGACGGCGAATCGCACTCCTGGGAAAGTCTCGCTGGCGTGCCATGAGACGCTCAAATAATCGACATCTCTATGCAAAAGCGATGAAAGCTTCATCGTCCGATACCCCCTGCGCCACGTTATTTGCGAACTCCCACAGCTGCCCTGGCTGCGACTCTTCGAAGAGCGGCATCTCCGGCACTACGACCGGCAGATAAACAGCCATAATCTGCCCAGCTTGTTGTCCAAGTTGCAACATGGCCGAAATCGGCGTTCTGCTTTTAGCCGCCGCATATAGATTTCGGGTAGCCGCGTCATCTTGCGCGAAGAGCGTAAAATGCGCCTTCACCTCGCGAGCGCCCGGCACAGCGGCGCGCGGATACGCCGATCCGAACTCACGGTCTCTCAATAACAGATTGTTCTTGATCTCCGCCTCCGCGCTAGTTAACGTAAAGACCTGCGCCAGCGGTGAGCCCAGCCAAACTTGGCCGAGTTGCCCCGGCACAATAGAGTAGTCGAACGCTGAAAGCGCCGGTTCCGGGGGGAACGTTCCGATACCGGACACTCCGAATACCGCACTGCACGAATCCAGGACATCGCCCGCTGGGCCGCTGAAATGCAGGTCGTGAGTGTCGCCTTTAACAACGATCCGAAGCTTGTCAACCGCCGCCCCGGTAATCATGCGGCTCACGGCATTCGCCGGGTCCCAGTAATCATAGATGGAAACGCTCGGCAATTGCGCCGCCAACCGGTATCCAAAGGTCGTGGCGAGCGTAGACCCGGCCGCCGGAGCAACCGAAAATGGCACATTGAGGTTCACTGTTGATAGATCTCCAACCGATGTCACAAACCGGATCTCTCCGCCGCTCGCAATTGCCGATCCGCCGCTTAGGGTGTGCGGGGCCTGGGTTCGGATCTGAGTGCCATTTACCGCCGCAACAATTAGTCCGCTGACAAGCCCGGCTGCCTCCCCCATGGCCGCCTGCAACAGCGGACCGTAGGCCGGCGCAGTTGTCTGATCCCAGGAAGTGAGATAGGTGCTCAATTCAAAGTGGCTCATCCGCCTTGCGCTGTTCGCTCCCCCAAGATGTGTTCGCGCCCCGGTCTTGTCCCTTCTTCTCGATGGCTGAACCCTTTGGTGGCAGTGCAAGCGCAGCGCCTGGAAGCGGTTTCCTGGCCCAATTGGCGCGGGTTTGCCATAGGCACTCTCAGCCGCTGCGTAGAACCGATTGGCGTTAGACAAAATATAGTTAGGCATAGAAGGTCCTAGTTGAAACTCACTTCCAAATCGCATTTCACTCTGGCTTGCTGAACGAAACCGGCCCCGCCGGCCTTCGGCGTTTGCACCTGTACGTCGTAAACCCCCGAATAGCGATAACCATCTCCCAAATCTCCGATATTGGCGCGTAGGATTCCCGCAATCCCCTCCACATAGAAGTGCAGCGCCGCCTCCGTTTGCTGCTCGAGGCTGGCGCTCGACCAAACATCCACCGCTACCACCGCTAGGCCTGAAAACGCCCGAAACTTCTCCCGTTGATTGTTCACGGCGTGATCCGTATGAATACAAACGCGCGGATAACTCAGTTGGAGATCCAGATCGCCGATTTGCGGATTCACGAACGAAGCAGTGATCTGACTCGTGTTCAAACGCGCCACATCGACTCCAGCGGCCGCCGCACTCAAAACGATCGTTTGTGACAAGGCATCGCCGGCCGTGAGTAAATTGAGAACTTTATTGGTAGCGAGAAGCGTTAAAGGGAGCATGTTTATCCTCTTCTGATTTGCCTGCAGATAGGAATGACGAAGTCCGGCGATTGGCCCGTGCCGGCCTCTTTCCCATCTACAATGCCCGTGTCCGGTAAGTGCCAGGTTGAGCCGATGGTAAGCGGGTTCCCGTTTTGCTGGGTTAACCGGCTCGCGTTCGAACTGAGATAAACGTTCCAACCGAAGGCTGCCGGTGGCGCCTCCAGAGCGCCCTCCGCCATTTGCACCGAAATGCTGCTCTGGTTGTTCACCAGCAGCCCGTTGATTGGACTCAGTGCGCCTTCATTCCCCTGGGAATCGACCCAGGAGGTCTGCACATAGAGCGACTCCGCCGGGGCAGTCCCATGCTGTACCGACACCTCGGGCATCTGCGGCTTTGGCAAAGGCTTGAACACGATGCCCAATCCCGCCTGGAGCGCTTGATCGGCGGCGTATTTGGTCTCGTCCTGGTATTCCGTCCATTTCCCCTGAAAGCGGGTATTTAGCTGAACGTTATAGGCTTCCGCAAAGAAGCGCGTCAGTGTCTCATAGCAGAGCCAGCGCTGCAACGGCGGAGTCAAAACCACGGTAGACAGGCCAATCACCCGCCGGCTGAGCCACTGAGGGTCTGTCAGTGCCGCATCCCGCAGCCACAGCAGCAGCTTTTCACCTACCACTTCTTCCGCCAGCGCGATCTTCGTATCCACGTTGATGCCGTGCGAGGAGGCTACCTGAACCAATGAGGCTTCAAAAGGCAGCAGATCCTCAAGCTTTATGATTTCCGCGTCGGTAAACAGCGCCATGAGCTTTACCTTGAGCCTTTCGGCTCTTCTTCTTTCTCCGGTTTCGTTACGGCATCCCGCAACTCGGACTCCGAAATGATGGCGATCTGAAGGCGGCGTGAGAGCTCGGCCTTTTCAGCGGACTTCTTGCGCGCGGCTTCCCGGTCGAAATATGTCTTCTTTTGCTCTTCGTCCGCCAGCTCGCCGCGCCCTTCGACGATCGCTTTGGCTGCCTCTTGGCGCGACACTTCGCTCACCACGCCCGGCTTCCCGCCATCTTCTGTCTCCAGGCTCACAATCAAGGGAAACTCCTCCTTGATACCCGCCTCTGTGTCGCTGAGCTTTTTGAAATACTGTTTTAAATCCATTTGTTTTCTCCCCAAAAGATTGAGGAGCCGTACTTACCCGGCTCCTCACACTCACCTGACTGTATGAAACTAGTCTTGCCGCTAAGCGTTAATCTGGACGGCGAAGTTGTTGCGCAAAACGCCGCAACCGTAAAGCACGTCCACTGTGAATTGCTGCGCCAGCGTGTTCGGCTGGTAGCTCATCACGATGCGGAGTCCAAAGTTGCCAACTTCCGCATACTCGGCCACCGCGCCCGTCCCCGGCAGCGGCTGAGGCAAGCGCCGCACCACCAACCCGATAGCGTCCTTGGTGAACGCCAGGTTGTGAATGGTGGGCGAAGCCGCGCCAGTCACCGGCACATACTGAGACCGGAAGATAAAGAAGTCCTTCATCTTTCCGACGTTGCCTTCGACAAGCGCCTTCAAACCCGCTTCACCGGCCGTGTAGTACTCGCTGAAGCGCGGAATCTGGCGAATGGCCGAATAGGTATTCGAATCCACCACCAGATACTTCGGCGCGCTTGGCGGTACCAAAGCCGTGAAAAGAGCGGTCTCGGCGGAGTCGACCACCGCTTCGGTCACCGGCGAACCGGCCGTGCCCAAAACCGGATTGGCCGTGAACTGGCTATAGAGGTTGAGCAAGTCTCGCTCTACTTTGGCGGCAATCGCCACCACCGCCGGCTGCATGTAGGTTTTGAGCAACTCGGGAAAGGCCAACGCCTTCGTAACGTCCGGAATTTGGAAGGTCGCTTCCGCGTGCGTATTCAGAACGATCTGGGCGTTGCCCAGGCTTGGGTTCTGCGGATTGACGGTACCGCCTTCCGCGATGTTATTCGCCACCAAAACGGGTGGAATCGGCACGTTCACCGTATCGCCGGCATTCGCCAGCACGGGTTCGTAGTCGCGGTTAACAAGGTTACCCATCACCATGTTTCCCATCAAAGCCGGCAGCGCATCGGCCGCTACCAGTTTCACAATCGCATTCGCCAGATTGGCGGATGTAATAATTGACATAATTCTCCTAAAAGTTTTGGAGCGTTGAGCGCTCCGTCAGTCAGACCGTGGGCGCGCTCACCGCGGGTTCCAACCCGGCGTGGACGCCCTTCAGCGGATCGATCACCCTCCGCGCAACATTTGCGAGGCGAGCCTCGCAATTTCCTGGCGCACCCGGTCATTGTCTTCCTTGCTCATGCCCGGTTTGATCTTGTCTAGTTCAATGCCGCCAGGGATTCCCTGCGATACGTTGCGGGCCGGTTGTTGAGCGCCGCTGCCGCCCGGAATCCGCGCCGGCAGGAGTTCTGGATTCTCCTGCACGAAGCCCGCGAGATAGTCCTGTAGCGACTTGGCCTCCGGACCCCGCGCTTGGAGCCGGCCGTCCTCCGCGCGTATGATTTCGTCTTTTACCGCGCGGAAAGCCAGTTCCATCTTCGCCACGCCAAGCCTTTGCAGTTCGCTACGAATTTGCGAATTGCGATCGGCCTCATCGGCCATCGCGCGCGCTTTCCGGTTTTCTTCAACCAACTGATTGAGGCGGCCTTCCAGGCTCTCGCGGCGTTTGCGCTCGTCCTGTAGCTCGGCCTTGTAAGCCGGCTCCGCTTTCCTCTGTTCAGCCTGTACGAACTCCTGAATCGTCTGTCTCACCAGATCGCGAATTTCAACTTGCTGATCCAAGGGAGTTTCGGTTGCTTTTTGCTCTGACATTTAGTTCTTCTCCAACTGACTCGTTATTTGGGCTTCAATTTCCCGCACGATTTGATCTTTCGTCTCCTGCCTCGCATCGCTCAGGTACTTCAAGGCGAGCCGCTCGAAGACCTGTTTCTTGAACGTCGGAGACTCGATCCCCAACGCCAGAATATTTGTCGCCTGCTGTAATTCGCCTGCAAAATCGCTGATATCCAACTCATCCAGCCCGGTAATGGCTATGCGGATATCGTCTTGGCGCGCCGCCACAATCGCCTCCAACACCTGCCGCATGACCCCTTTGACCCAGGCGCCATAAGCGCGCAGCACTTCCTGCGTCAACTTAAAGTCAAGCTGTTTGCTGAGCGCCGACTGCGCATGCCCGCTCGATGTCTCGCCCGACGCCTGCGACAAGTAGCAAACCCGGTAAATCTCCTGCTTTAGCGTTTCTAAATGCGCCGCCGCAATCTGGTAGGTCTTGCCGTCCGGCTCGGCATAGCCGAAGCGGTCTCCTGGCGCAAGCTGTATGAAGTAGCTCTCGCCTATGATTTGATTCCATTCCCGGTTGGAATAGATCACCGGCATGGCGAAAAGCCCCATCGTAATCGCCCAGCCCAGCGCGTTCGCCTTGTTGAAGTGTTCCAATTGCAATTGCGCCGCTTTATTCATCAGCCAGTGCGATTCGCTTGCTTCAAGGTCGAACAGCGGAACGCGATTCTGATTGGCCAGCGCGTGCAGCCCCTCGCCCAGCAATTCAGTTGCGGCGCTTTGTTCGCCGCCCTCAACCCGCCGATAGAGCTTGTAATGCGTTCGGTCGTAGTAGCGCCAGATGGTCTCCGTCACGCGCTCGGTTGAACTGATATCGAGTTGTTTCTCGACTTTGGTCCGAATCACCGCCCACTCGTAACAACCCTTGTCGTCCTTGCACCAGTTGATGAGATCCTCGGTTTTATAGCCCACCAGAAACGCCCGCGACAATCCGCTGGCATCTTCCTCCGCCCGGTTGGAAGGGGTCTTTTCCGCGCGTGGAAAGTCGATCAGTATATGGCTGCGCCCCATCACCACGGCGTCTTTGAACGCTTCCTGGAAAAACTCCGTGAGCTTGGTGCCGCGGCGGTCGCAGTTGTCTTGTAACTCAGACAAGAATTGCTTGCCGGATTCCAACCCTCCCTCATACTGCAAGCTCGGCTCCCGCCGGAAGAGAGTCGAGCTATACCAATCGACGATCGATCCAACGTAGTTCTCGTAGAAGGCGTTTCCCAGCCGTTCCGCGAAGACGTCGAGTCTCTCTTTTTGTCTCCGCATCAGATAGTTAATCGCGCGGGCCTTGAATTGCAGTCCGCCGGCGTATAAATCCCGGTACATGGCCCATGTTGGCGCCAAGCGGCGATATTCGGGGTGTTCCTGATCAATCTGTATCATCGTTTTCTCACTTGCTTAGAAGCGCGAAGGACGCCACCGCGCCCGTTTCGCCCCTGTTCCTTAGTAGAGGCGCTGGTTAACCTCGCCTGCTTTCGGTTTCTCTCCAAACATCTCCCAGATCATGTAGCCAAGGGCGTCCGACGTATGCGTCCGCTTTGCGTCATGCAGCTTATCGATCACGCCGGTATCCGGCTTAAACATCACTTCATCCAGATCCTGAATCAACTCAACGCAGCGCGGATCGATCTCCAGCCGCACTTCGCCATACGCGTTCACCAGCAGCGCGTTTACCTTCTGCACGCGCTCTATCACCGCCGGGTTGCTGCTCGCCACCCGCATGCGCGTTTTTCTAATCCCCGCTCCGATCAACCCTCGGCCCACCATCCCGTAATCCGTGTCCCCGGTGGTTTGCTGCGCGTGCCCGCTGGCATCGCCGAAGATCTCTATCTCCCCCGCGTGCCTCCCATAGCGATTCGCAAACTCCTCGCAGGCTTCGGCGGTCGTGCCGCGCGGCAGCACAATCTCGTCAATCACAACTAACTTTTCTCCCACCTTCTGCGCCACCACCGAACTCATCGGAGCGACGTTGAAATCCAGACCCCAAAACAGCGGCTTGTTCCGGTCGTACTTGCACGCTGTCACATGCACGTCCCGGTTGAAACAGTGGTACACACGGTCTCCCCGGCTGTTGATGTAATCTCCCAGCGCCTCCTGTTGGAAGAACTTTGGGTCATAGCTGCTTTGCAGCCGTTCGTAATAATCGGGCGTCCTCTCCAGCAGAAAACGATTTTCGAACGGTTTCGCCCTTACGCAGCCATAACCGCTGACCGGCTGGTGGATGAACCGTTTGTAGGTCCAGTTGTGTCCCGCCGGCGTCCACGCGCCCAATCCCGCCAACCGTTTCGCTTTCGGATCTCTCAGCCGCGCTTCCAGGCGCAGCCACGCTTCTTCGCGCGCATACGACAACTCGTCGATTCCAAACCACGCTAGGTTCGTGCCCCGCAGCCGCTCCGGCTCGTCCAACGATCGCAGCAGAACCGTACCGTCCCAATTCGCGAAACTCAGGTCTCCATCCGTTTTCCGGAACTCATACGTAAAGTCCAATCGGTCCAGCAGGTCGAAGAGCGTGGCTTGCGTGGCATCGCGCAGCATTCCCAGCGTCGGCGCGCCCAGCAACCCTTTCCTCCCAACGTTGATATTGGCGAGTGAGATCGCCTCCACGCACAGCGCCGCGCTTTTGCCCGACCCAACCGGCCCTGAAAAACCTTTGAACCTTTCCGTCCTGCCCAGAAAACTCGCTTGCGAGGGCAGCGGATCATAGGCCCAGCAGACCTGGTGTTCCGGCGTCGGCTCCGTTTCGTTCTCCTCGTTCAGGCTCATCCGCTCACCAACTTCTCATCCCGGGCGTTCGCCCAATTCAAAAAAATTGGCCCAAGCTATTGAAAACAAGACAAAAACATTTTTTTGAACTTTTGTGATCCGCTACACGACCCCTTCGGGGCCGTCAGAGGGACGGATGAAAATTGCCCGTTTTAATTCGGGATGCTGGGGAAATTTTGGAACCTAAGGGATTTTTATGTGATTGATTCTATAGGGGCTTTGGGTCACTAATTTTCATAGGAACGAGAAATTTTTCCGAAGGGACACGCCTGCATTGACGACGTTTGCGGCAGTATCC